GGATTTTCATTTGGTTTCACTGTGCCCTCGGGTGGTGACTCCTGGAATGAGGATGGCAGTGAGCGCACGTTGAACGCTGTTCGCCTGATGGAGGTTTCCACTGGTGTCGCGTTCCCTGCATACCCCACAACCAACGGCACCGCTTTAGTGCGCGGCTGGGACAAGATTGCAGAACGGGCCAATGTGGATGCTGATGCTTTGGCTGATGCGCTGTTGAAGATTGAGAGTGGTGAGGACATCAGCAGTGATGACCGGCAACTCATTACGACTGTGCTGGATAAGCTGTCACCTGTGGAGCAGGTTGAGGAGTCTAAGGGCGATCTGGACATGCTTGCTTTGAAGAAGAAGAAGCTCGAACTTTTGATGGGAATGTGATGGCTACTAAGGGTGACATCAAGAAGGCCATTTTGCGGGTTGCTGGCGATCCGGTTTCTGGGGCGATTGCTGCGCTTGCTGATGAGATGGCTGATGCTGTGGTTGCGTTGGATGATTCTTCTGCTGAGACACCTACTAAGGTGAAGCCTGCTAGGGGCACTGTTCAGCAGGCTGAGAAAGAAACTCGCATCATGGAGGCTGTCGAACAGCGTTAGCGAGTTTCCCCCTGCCGGTTTTCCCTTTCGTTTCCGGCAGGGGGTTTTCTTTTGCCCACAGTAAAGGCACGCCTACCTTATACAATGGGATTACCGGATTTGTGCGTCATCGCTGCTGGTAGTAGTTGAGTGTCATCACCGCTGCGAAACAAACTAATCAAACTATTGAAAGGGCATAACATGTCTGAGTTCATCAAGACTCAGGAAGAAGCCCGCGCAAACCTGACAATGCAGATCCGTGAAGTTATTGACGGTGCAGAAGCAGACTCGCGTGGACTTGATTCCGCTGAGTTGCAAAAAATTGACCGTATCGAAAGCGACATCCGCAAAGCTGATGAGGCTCTTGAGGTTGCACGCCGTTCCGCTGACCGTCTCGCACAGGCTTCTGAAGCTTCGCGTGGCCTTGAGGTTGTCGAGGAAGCACGCGGCGCAGCCGATGTTTTCCGTTCGATGGCTAAGGGTGAAATCCGTGGACACAACTTCACGATGGAAAAGCGTGCCACGCTGGTTCCTTCTGCGAACACTGTTCCTGTGGACTTCCTTGACCGCGTTTACGCGCTCGCTAAATTGGTTGGCCCTTACTTGGAGACCTCTGAGGTTTTCAACCGCGACTCGGGTTCTGACCTTCGCGTTCCAGTAATGACCGCTTACAGCACTGCAACGGAAACCGCTGCTGGCGCTGCAATGGATGAGTCCGAGAACACTTATGGTTCTCTCCTCCTCCAGCCTGCCAAGCAGGGCTTCATTGTGAAGCTTGCTAACGAACTGATTAGCGATGCTGGATTCGACATCGAAAGCTCCATCGCCGAGAACGCTGGTGTTGCTATCGGTACCCGCGTGAACACCATCGTGAACGCAGCTGTTGAGGCTGTTGCTGGCGCTGGGGTATCCGCTGCTTCCGCAACGGCTATCACCGCTGACGAGCTGATTGAGCTTGCCTTCTCTCCTGATGGCATGGTTCGCTTGCTCCCAGGAACCGGATTCATGGTTGCTCCAAGCACTATGGCTCTGATCCGTAAGCTGAAGGACACTGATGGTCGCTACATTCTCGACCCAATCGTTTCCTCTGTGACTGGCAACGCAAGCGCTACTCTGCTCGGGTTCCCCGTTTATGAAAACCCCGCCGTCGATGCCGCTACCACCGGAAATGACGCGGCGTTTTTTGGACATTGGCCAAGCGTGAAGATCGCAACCACCGGACTCGCAACAAGCGTGTCCACCGATGCGTACTTCGCAAATGACATCACCGGCTACCGCTTCACTTACCGTGTTGCTGCTGGTGTTGCTAATGGTGCAAACCACATCAAGAAACTGACAATGGCCTAAGCCTTATCGGTTCAAGGAACCCCTCACTGCCTGTCATGGGTGGTGGGGGGTTTCTTATTGGGCGAACCAGGCACACTGCCCGCGATAGAATAGAACCTGGAGGATTACATGGCTATTGAGAACGGTTACGCGCCCCTTGCCGATGTGAAGGCTGCCCTGCGTATCACAGACAACGTGGATGACGGCCTGCTTGAGATAAGCATTGAGGCTGCATCGCGTGAGATTGACGGGTTCTGCGAGCGCTTCTTCTACTCGACAAGCGCCACAAGGGTTTACCTGCCCACCGATTCGCTCACCACTCACACCGATGACATCCAAACGGTGACAACTTTGAAGGTGGACACTGCCGGTGATGGCGTGTTCGATCAGACTTGGACAACCTCAGACTTTCAACTTTCTCCCCTGAATGGAATTGCGGGTGGTATTGAGACCCCGTTCAACACTGTGAGCGCTGTGGGTGACTACTTGTTCCCTATCTATCAGCCTCGCAACGTGGAGGCCCAGCAGGCTTCTGTGCAGATTGTGGGCGTGTTTGGTTTCGCTTCTATCCCTACAGCGGTGAAGCAGGCGTGCATCATTCTTTCCATGCGCCAGTTCAAGCGGTACGACTCTCCAACAGGCGTGATGGGTTTCGGGGATTTGGGTGTAATGCGTGTGGGTCGCGTGGATCCTGATGTCGAGAAACTTTTGATGCCCTTCAGGAGAATGAGAACCGCGTGAGCATCAGCACAATTCGTGACGGCCTGGCAACTAACCTCGCAACGATTTCGGGGCTGAGAACTAAGGCTGACATCCCTGACAATCCTTCCCCACCTGTGGCGGTTGTGTCGCTGAACAGCGTGTCTTACGATCAGGCTTTCAAGCAGGGTCTGGCGCTCTATAACTTCACCATCACTGTCATTGTGGGGCGCGTGTCAGAACGCACAGCACAGGCCAAGTTGAACGCTTACGCCTCCACTGGGGCGGGCGGGGTGAAGAACGCAATCCAGTCAGATAAGACTCTGGGGGGCGCAGCGTTCGATGTGAGGATGCAAGAATTGACTAACATCGGTGCGATAACATTGGGTGAGCAAAGTTATTTGGCAGCTGAGTTTTCAGTTGTTGTTTACGCAGAATAAGGAGATACCGTGGCAGTTTTCGCAGCTACAGATTTAGAAGTTACCATTGATACCGTGGACTTCAGCGCCAGCCTAGCTGCTGTCACATTGGACATCAGCAGGGAAAGCCTTGAGACGACCGCTTTCGGCGATGCCGCGAGAACGTTTATCGCGGGCCTTCAGGAGGGTTCTGTTACCTTGAGCTTCCACCAGGACTTCGCGGCCTCGGCTGTGGATGCCACATTGCACGCGGCTTTGGGAACTGAGGTCGCTATCGTGGTCAAGCCCACCTCGGCTGCTGTTGGTGCTGGAAACCCCAGCTATTCCTTCAACGCTTTGGTCACGCAGATCACCCCGTTCAGCTCGAACGTTGGAGACCTCGCCACACAAGATGTGACCTTCCCCGTATCAGGAGCAATTACCCGCGCCACAAGCTAGTTAGTGCTAAAGTTTGAGGTATGAACTTCAATCTTTTAGTAACTTTCCTTGATGGTACAAACCGTGAGGTCAGTGGCATCGCTGCTGACCTTGTGGCGTTTGAGGCGCACTTCGATTTGAGTGTGGCCCGCCTGAACCAGGACATGAAAATCACGCACTTGCTGTGGCTGGCGTGGCATGTTCTGAAGCGCACTGGTGAGAGCAAGCACACGTTTGATAAGTGGGTTGAGTCTGTCGAGGGCGTGGAGGCTTCTAACCCAAAAGAATAGAGGGGCTGGGTGAAACTTCCGCACATTGGATGGTTGCCCAGATTGCGGTTGAGACTGGTATCAGCCCTAATGAGTTAGCTTCTCTTGATCCTCGGATGTTGTGGACTATTCAACGCGCCCTCATTGCTAAGGGCAATCAGTCTAGGAAGCCACGCAAGGGCAGGCGATAGAATAGAGGCAGGATTGGAGCTGTCTTGCTTTCTACAACAATGCGTGCTGAGGGTGTTGCTTCTGTAACCCGTGAGCTGCGTTCGTTGGATCGTAAGGCTGTGAATGAGTTGCGGAAGCAGATGCGTGCCCGCATTATTCCGATTGCTAAAGAGATTGCTGGTGAGGTTCCCCAGCAGGCACCGCTACCTGGTATGAACCATAACGGTGTGACCAGGTGGACTGGTGTCCCTAAGGCTTCTGTTTCTTTCACCCCTGGGAAGTCGAGGGGCGGGGGCACCCGCTTGCTGGGTATGAAGTTCACTGGGGGCACCCGCAGTTCTGGCGGTATCGGTTTTGACTATTCGGAGCTTGCCGGTTCGAGCAAGCGCCCTGGTTCACAGTTTTCTAAGGTGTATGAGCGTGGCGGTTTTGGTGGGCAACAGCATCGGGTGACGGGCCAGGGGCGGGCGTTCAATCGTGGGATCCGCGCGTTCAAACCAATCAGGGGCAAGGGTGGGTTCTTTGTGTTTGATAGCGCGTTGAGGAAACACTCCAGGATTGAGGGCATGGGTAAAGCAGCTATTGATCAGTTCATGCGGGATGCAACAAAAGACCTACAACGATTGAGGGCTAGATAATGGCAATTTTTATTCCCCTGGTTACTAAGTTCGATGAAAAGGGTTTGAACAATGCGCGTAACGCGCTGAGCAAGTTTGGGAGTTTCGCAGCGGATGTCGCAAAGGTTGCTGCTGCTGCTATCTCTGCTGTTGGTGTGGCATCGGTGCGGGAGGCTGCGCAGTTTGAAACCTCCATTGCAAAGGTTGAGGGTCTGGTTGGTATTACTGGTGAAGAACTAGATCAGCTGGCTTCAGCAGCTAGGCGCTTGGGTACCGAAACGGGCAAGGGAGCGCAAGAAGCCAGTGAGGGTTTGTTCGTCATTGCCTCCTCGGGTTTGCGTGGCGCTGCCGCAATCGAGGCGCTGGAGTTTTCGCTAAAAGCTGCGACTGCTGGCCTGGGTGAAACTGAGGACATTGCGCGGGCTGTGTCTGGCGCGGTGAACGCTTATGGCGCTGACATTATTGATGCGGCTGATGCAACGGATGTTATCGTTGCCACGGCTCGGGCCGGTAACTTTGAAACCTCTGCTTTTGCGGCTTCCATTGGTCGTGTGTTACCTTTCGCTAAGCAGGCTGGTTCAAGTCTTGAGGATATGGGTGGCGCGGTTGCGCTCCTCACACGAACTAATGGTGATGCGGCACAATCTGTGACCCAAATGTCAGCACTGTTCAGGGCGTTTGTTGTTCCCACTGAGCAGACAAAGACAGCTCTAGCTGATGTGGGGATGTCTGCTGAGGACATGCGCGATGCGATTGCGAACCAGGGTTTGCCTGCCGCGCTTGACATGCTCGATGAGAAGTTAGGTGGCAACCGCGAAGAACTAGGTCGTTTGCTGGGATCGAGTGAGGGAGCTTCTGCGGCGTTCCAAATCCTAGATGCTGACGCTAACACGATTGCTGAAACTTTTGGTGTTGTCAATGATGCTGCTGGGATTACCCAGGAAGCCTTTGATGTGATGCAAGATACTACTGAGAACAAGTTTGCTGTGGCGATGGCAACCGCTAGAGATAGCTTGTTGGAAATCGGTGGTGCAATCCTTGAGAATGTTTCTCCTCGCTTAGAAGATTTCTCTAATTGGATGGTTGAAAATAAGGAACCCATTGAGCAAGGGTTCATCAAAATCTTTGAGGCTGTGGACAAAATTGTCGGGGCCATCGGGGAGCTTCTCAGTGAAGATATTTTGCCTGCGGTGAAAGAGATTTTTGAGAGCGAGAAGTTTCGTTCAGGTATTGCTTCTATAGCGGCAGGGTTCACGGTTATCGCTATTGAGGCTAAGCGTTTTGTGGATTCGGATTTGGGTGGGTTCCTGGCTGAGCTGACGAAGGATAGCCTCCTTGATGGTCTAAAAGACCTGGGCGATAGCTTGGAAGCTATCGGTATTTTCATGGGAATTATCAATGATACGCTAAACCTTTTTCAAGGCAAGGGTGGCACAACTACTTTTGATCAGCTGCTGAAATTAACAGAAACTACTCGGGGCCGTACTTTGCCGGCGCAGCTTGCTGACATGGTTCGTGGGGCAATCTTGGGTGATGATATTGTCGTGAACTCTGGGGCTAAGGCTCCGCGTAGGGCTGGGGGTGGGCCTGTCGCTGGCGGGTCTAGTTACCTGGTGGGGGAGATGGGGCCAGAGTTGTTCACGCCTGCTGCGGGCGGTGGACACATCACCGCGAACAAGTCCCTGGGTGGTTCTAATATCACTATCAATGTG